GTTGCTGGTGACGGTTTTGGCGACGGTAGAGAGTTCAACCCCGGAAGGCTCTCCATCAGTTCCGGCGGGGCCTCCGGGAAGTTCGCCCTTGGTCGCGCTGTCGTGCAGCCTGACAAAACCATTAGGGATAACGCAACGAGCGTCATCTTGTTTCGTGACATAGACAGGCACCTCTTTGACGATGGTCTGGGTAACGGTCTTTATCTTGGCCTCTTGGGGCACATAGATTGTACGAAGGCGCTCAATGATCTTTGGCTGGCCCGCGTTGATATTCGCCGCAGCGTCAGCGTCGGCCCGGTGGGTGTCGTCAACTCCCTGCTTGTAGCCGTGGTGATGGATTACCCACCCGCACAGAACTAGGCCAAGCGCAGCGGCTATCCAAGATCCAGGAGGCTTTGAACAGAACTCAAGGATGGAGAAGAATGCTTTCTGCGCCCCGCCCCATAGCAACAGGAGAAACGGCATTACGTCGCCGTCTTGTTCTGGTCGATCAGCCGACCAGCAACAATGCAGAGGATAAGAATCGCCCCGACAATGTGCTGCACATCATCGTTCACCCATTCCCTGAGCGACGGCATGGAGGCAAGGATAAGCTGGCCTGCACTGGCTATGATGGCGAGCTGTACCGATAGCCACTTCCATGCGGACTTCCAGTTATCGACCAATTTCAAGACATAGCTCCTACAACATTTGCGTTGTTCAAATCGACGGACTTAACAACCTCTATGTTGTTGCCCCCGTATCGTTTCTCGCAGGCATCACACCATTCGTAGCGGGCCACATCAGCTGGAGTACGGCACCGGCCACAGCGCCTTACGTAATCGCTCAGTTCATCGCCCATAGTGTCGCCTCCGTCGCACGCCGCTTCACAAGGCCAGCAATGACCTTGCCGTTATCGAATATCCATGATCTGAGACAGGCGGGGACTAGATCGTATCCACCCTCATTCAGCTTTCGCAGAAGTGTGGAATGAGCGAACTGTGTCCTGCCGACATTGAAGACAAAGCAGACAAGGGCTGCGAATTGATTGTCGGAGAGTTTGACCTTGACGAGATCGGAAACCGCTTCCTCGGCAGACATCAAATCCGCTTCAAGCCAAGCCTCGGCTATTTCCGGTGTGCAATGCGTGAACTCGGTAACGCCTTTTGTATGGCCGTAACCGCAGGTCCAGACTTTTCCGGTATCAAGATAGGGCTCGAGCCTAAGCCCTTCGCTTTCCTTAATAAGGGCCAAGCCCGCACTATTGATTAAGCGGGACATTTTGACGCCTTCGCGGGGTGTGGTAGGGTGCGGGGATGTCTTTCGACACCTTCCGGATAATTGCCGTGACGATTGGCGGCCCGCTAATCATGTGGGCTATCGAATCCACTCAGGCGGCTATTGACCGTAGGCGAGGCGCGGAGCCAGAACCCCGAGGGATGGCACGAGGTTGGGGAGCGTCATCGGAACGGATTGCCCCAAAGCAGTCGCGCCGCGGTTGATGGCACCAAGCCCATAAGCTGCCTCACCCATCAGGCGTGGTGATGCCAACGGCAACGCCAAAGCACTCACCGGATTGTGAAGGATTGCCGGGAGGGCCGCAGCGGCTTCGGCATACTTGGTAAGCCCGCGCGGAACCGGCGTGCTGAGAGACTGGCCGGCAAGCTTGGGAAGCAGATCGGTCGCGCCAGCATCAGACAGCGTGCCAGCATACTTTGCCCTGTCGCCCCAGCTCGTATTGGCATTGTCACGCATGACGGACTGAAGCTTGCGGAGTGCGGTGTTGGGGTTACCCTTGGGGCCAAGCGAGAGCTCGCGCTGAAGTGCCGAGATAGCTTCTGACGCCTTGGAATAATCCCCCATCACCTTGTCATAGCCTGGCGCCTGCTTTGTGATCGCCGAGCGCACGGCATTGTAGGCGTTATCCGCCACGACACGCTGAGGGGTGTTGAACGGAAGCGCGTCCCTAATATCGCCCAGCTTCTGCTTCAGGGCGTCAAAGCCTTCCGGGGTGTGATACTCGGCCGGATCTAGCTTCTTCCACTCGTCAATCGTATCCGTGATTTCCTTGCGGACATCGGCGGTCTTGGGGGACAAATCTTGCCCCTTGAAGTTCTTGACGCCTGCGGCCTTACCCATAGCTTCGTCAACGGGCTTGAAATCCAGAACCGCCCGGTCCTTGGATACATCGGCCATGCCGGAACGATACGCCGCATTGCGCTGCTGGCGCAGATTCGAAAGTGCCGACTTGGCGTCATCCACAACCTGCGACCACGGAATATCGCCACGCATGGAACCAAGGAATGCCTTCCCGGTATCGCCACCAGCCTTGCCCGCCTGGAACGCGGCAGAGAGAGCGGTGCGGCCCGCCCCAGTCGTTTCACCCAGTGCGCCGCTTACCAGCCTGCCACCACCGCGAAGCAGCGGACCAAGCAAGGGTACGGCGCCGCCGATGCCCGCACCGAGACCAACCTGATCCAGCAGTGGCGCATCGCTTGACGCTGATGTCGCAGCGGCAGATGTGGCCCCCTGCGCGATGCCGCTTCCAACCTTCGCCAGCGTGGGAAGCTTCGAGGCAATAGCGCCGCCGATCTTGAGCTGTGTAGCCGGGAGCGTCCCAGCCACTTGCCCCATAATGCGCCCGGCCCCGGCATACCCGTCCCCGGAATTGATGCCGGGCGCCATCAACTCAGCATCTTCCTTGTTGGACTGGTGAATGATGTCATACGCGCCGTGAGACAGGCCGATGGCGTCCGTACCGCGAGCGCCCAATTCCATGACGGATTGGGGGATGTCATAGATGCCCTGGCGCAGACCTTGAAGCTCAGAGATAAGGCCCTGGCCAAAGGATTTGTCAGGAGCCGCCTGCTGCGCAGGTTGGGGCGCGGGCTGACTGTGCTGCGCCATGACCTGTTGCAGCGCCTGTTCTTCGGTCGCGCCTTCCGGGCCTGTCACTTCGTAATGCGTGCCGTCGGGTGCGGTGATGTCGAATGTCGGCATTAGCGCCTCTTAACCGTCCAACCGGAATTGGACGCGGCTTGGTCTGGTGCCACCTCGGGAACCTGAATGCCCGGTTGCGCGCGGAGCTTGATGCTATCGACCATTTGGGAAAGGCGGGCCTTCTTGTCGGCTATAGTCTGTGGGCTATCGCCAATCTTGGGGCGAATAGTCATGACAAGGTTCTGCACCTCACCGGGGTTCGCGGTCGCGCCAGATACGCTGTAGAGATACGACGCGGCGATGTCTCGCAATGCGCCATCGGCGCGCTGGTAATCATTGCTTGTGAAGAATGTCGTGCCCGGAACCGCGCTGCCAATCTGGCTTCCGATACCGGACAAAGAATCAAATGTGCCACGGTTGCCCTTGCCGTCACCGACCAAGATTGAAAGCTGCTGCTTGGCGCGGGTGTAAAGCTGGCTATTCTTGTTCTGATCCTCGGTCGGAGCCTTTTTGCCCGCGCCCCTGACTGGGTCGGCGGGGCCGCCGGGGATGTATTCCAGATTGCGACCATCGGGAGATATGCGATAGCCGCTTGGCACTCCACCGCGTAGTGCAGCACCCTCACTCGCACGATTGTGACGCTGTGTTTCGCCGAACTGTTGCTGTTGGAATTGACGGCCGGCCTGCATATTTTCGATTTCAGCCTGCTGATAAGGTGTCAGGGCCTTGGGGTCGGGCAGTTGAATGCCCGGAAGCTGCTTGGTGTTGCCGCTTTTGCCGATGATAATTGCGTTGCCGTTGGCGTCGCGGATCGGGGTCGTATCATAGCTCTCCTGCCCGAACTCTAGCGCCTTAGTGATATGCGAGATGTCCGCCCCGTTGGATGCGGCTTCTACCAAGGCCTGGCGGACCTTGTTCATGTCTCCGGTGGAATAGGCGTCGCGGACAGCTTTGTTGACGGCTTCCAGCTTCTGTTTGGCTTGGGCCTGTTGGGCACGCTCCATGAACTGAGCGACGCGCTGCCCCCGCCCACCGTCTCCCGCATCTTGCAAGGCGGCCCCGAGATAACCCAAGCGGTTTAGGCCCATGCTGGAAACGTCGCCGCCGCCCTGGCCCATGGAAGAACTGAGCCAGCTAAGAATGCCGCCGCCAGATGGTGACGGGGCGGTTGGCACTGGGGCTTGCTGCGGAAAGGTCGGGGTTACTCCGGGCGGAAACGGAAGCCCCCGAGGCTGAAGCGAGCCGTCAACAAACCCATTGTCAGGAATGAGACCAAACAGGGCCATTAGTGCGCCCCCAGCTTTGAATAATCGACCATGAGATAGCCAGTGACGGGGTCTTCGCTAACCGCCATCGGGTCGGTCTCAAGAACTTCCTGCGCGATGACGCCGCGATACCGCGCCTCCGGGCCGTCCCACTTGTAGTTGAAATCAACCCAGCGGCGCCCACGTTCGTCATAGCCAACTGTCTCGATGTTCTCCTTCGTGCGCTCGTCCGAGAAGAACGGAGCGGCAATCGAGGCAATAGAGCCAATCATGCTCAGCGGGCTCGGGCTATTCGTTGTCGTCTGGGTATTGTCCTTCGGCAGGAAACCAAGCGCGGAATTGCGAATATCCTGCTGTTCGCGCGGGTAGTTAATCATCCGCAAGAACTCTTGATAGGCCGCGTCATCCTGCTGTTGGCCAAGGGCCTGCTGCTGGTTGCCGACTTGATTGATGACACCGGCCTTGGTGAGCGCGTCCTTGAGCTGCTGGTCACCAATGGAGGCAAGCGAATTACCGGCATTGAGTCGAAGCCCGGCGGCCTGGTTGCCATAAGCAGCATTTTGCCCGCTGGCCGTCAGCGCGTTGCCGATGTCGAACTGTGCGCCGCGCTGCGCCTGATCGAAGTTCGCGGAATTGAGCGCAGCGAGGTTCTGCTGATTGTTCCGGTCGTACCCTTCGGTAGTCAGCGCACGCTGTACCGCCTGCCGGGTGCCGCCAAAGGCTTTCGCCGCCGTCGCAGACGCATTGTCCCGTACGCCCTGCTGATCGCGCGCAAACTGGTTTTGCGAGATCGAGGCGTCGATAACATCCTTCTGGTATGGGTTCATGTACTTCGACAGATCGACGCCAGAAAGCGGGGTGGCGGCGATTGTCTGGGGTTGATACCCCGTTAGGCCGGCAAGAACGCCGCCAGCCTGATTAATCGTGTTGGCGCTCGTTGGATCATTGGCCGCGCCGATAAGGCCTTGCTGGCCCTGGATCTGCGTGGGCGTGAACGGTGCAACGCGTTCGCCGGTAAACGGCTGAAATGGCGTATTGGCGACGCCTTGAGCAGTGTTGTAGTTCTGCATCAACAGCGCCTTGATCTGGGGATCAATCGTGTTCGATGAAGACTGACCGGATTTGAACAGGTCGCCAATGAAACTCATTACTTTAAATCCTTAATCAGAACCGTTGCTCCATGCGTGTATCCCTCAGATTTCAAAACCCGCTCCCAGCCCTTGCGGCCGATGACTGCAATTTTTGTGCATCCGGCATCAGCGCTAAAATCGTAAAGCGCGGGCAGCAATTCATTGACAAGTGAACCCATGTCGCCACCTGCGTACAGAAGTTCTAGGAGCTTGGCGTCAGAGTTGACATTGGTGATTGCGGCGGCTTTCTCGCCCGCCCAGAACTGATACTTCCCGGACTCTATCTTGCGTTCTATGTCTACGATGGTCTCAAGCTTCGGGCCGTTTTCAACCGCAGCCGCTATCCACGGCCTGCATTTGCCCCACGCACAATCAGCCGTCACGTGATGACCAGAACACCGCTTGCAACGGTGAGTGTCACAACAGCCCCCGTCACCGTGTCGCGCATCAGGATTTTGTCGAAGACGTTCCCGGCCTTCAGATTGCGCTTGTCCTCGCGCTCCAGGGTGCCGCGCAGTTGCGCTTGGTCCTGTGGGCTATACTGCGGAGGCGCTACGGGTAACTGCATCAGCCCCTAGCCTCGCCCGGCAGCAATTCCAGCTTGGGAGCGCCAACGCGCCAATTGCTTGGAACGGCCCCGGTGAATTTCACATCAACTTGCCCGCCCGAAAATCTCAGATCGGTCTTTGCCGTGAGCGTGTAGGGGCCGAAGTCTGTCCCCAAATCGTCAGCATTGCGCCTGACGGTAAATTCGGCGGTGACATTCCCTGCTGTGAGATCATCGGGGTACAGCCCCATGACCCACATGATGTTGTCACCGTTGCCAAGCTCTATCGGGCCACCCTGTGCGAACGGTTCGTCATCGTCATACATCCAGCCGATTTCATGGTCATAGATAAGACCGGCCGACGAGACCATGATCGGATACTGGAACACACCCTTGTCTACGCCACATGTGCGGGCAACGCGGCCAAGGTTCCAATAGTTGTCCTTGTACTGCCAGATGACGCAGCGGTCGATTTCATTTGAACCCGAGGAGCAGTAACGCCACTCGATTTCAAAGTTCGCACTGTTGACCGTCGCAACGATCTTGGACATTTGCAGGAGGTTTATATCCCTGCGGATGTAATCCAGAACGTCGCAATCGAGCGGCATGACAGCGCCGCCATTCCACAGCCAGAAGTTAAGGCCTGGAGACAGCCACACAGCCTGCCCTGTGCCGAAGGAGGCGAGGCATTGACGCGAGATGGCGCCGCACTGATCGCCCGCCTTGTCGAAGCCGTAGACCAGCGTGCCGCCAATATACTGGGCGATATGAACGTCAAGGTCCGTGAGCAACAGGGTTGCGCCCCTGACCCGTGTTCCGCACATCAGGCGCCCAGCCGTCTGGAGCGGGAAACTACCGGCTTGGTTGGTCGAGGAAGGCGCCCACAGTTCGTTGTTCTCTTGGTCGCACCAATCGACAGTGCGCGGGTCGGTAGTGCCGAGGGCAAACACAAACCGTTCCGCCGTCACCACCACAGCCGAGCATTCCGGGGAGTTGGTTACTTGGGCCGCTGGGACCGCGGTACTCAATGTCCACTGATAGAGCTTGCGGTCATCGGGACTGACGGCAAGGAGATATTCGCCCCAGGTGTCCAGCGTGAATTGCGTCGCGTCAATCGTCAGGCTCGTATCGGGCCTAGGAACGCCATACAGCCCCGTTCCATACAGCCCCGTTCCATACCCGCCTGCCGCCGTTGCATTGGCCTGGCCTGCCACAAACCCCACGGGAGTCACATCAAAGATAGAGCTGGCCCTGTTCATCACATAGAGGCGGCTATGTGTGCCGATGCCCAGCCATGTGTTGCCGTTGTTGGCCTTCCAGGCGAGTGCGGCGCGTGCCATGCCGGTAAGGACGCCAGTTCCACGCCTGCGCCAGCCGCCGATTGGCCCCAGTGCTGGGCCGTACCAGCGCACAAGGTTCGCATCGTAGTAGCGGCCCTTGCTTTGAAGCTGCGTCCCGTCCCGAAATACGCCAGGAGGGAGCGAAAGCGGAAACCGCGCCATTAGACCGCCGAGATGAGGGCAGATTTACCGGGGCCGAGTAGCTCACATTTGGCATTGACACGGCCGGTTGTAGACGGCACCGCGCCACCGAATGAAAGGGCAATTTTGATGCTCAGCGTATTGGATGAAATGCTGCCTGTTACTGTCGCAGAAATCTGATTGGTCGAGCCGCTGACGCTGTTTTGAACCTGAACGTTACGAGTCGCGGCCGGGGTGTGGTAAGACCCGCCATACGAGCCATAGTCCAGCACCCATTCGCTATACTCGCTGCTATAGCCAGAGGCGGCGTCATCCGTGCCGCACGAAATGCTGATCTTTGCGGACTGCCGGAAATTGTCGAGGGAAACGGGGATCTGGAAATAGGTGGTGTTGGTGGTGGTGACAGATGTTTTCTGGTTCCAGCGGGTCTGGAAGTTCGCGCAACTTGGGTCATTGGCTACCGGGAAATACGCGACCTCCACCCAGTTGCCCGTCGCATCGGATTTATAGATACCCCAGTCACCCGCCGTAGTCTTACGGTCCACGCCTCCCAGCAGGTACAGCACGCCAGAGACATTAAGCTGGAGGGCGCCGGCAAAGGTGACAAACCGTATAGTGTTGGCCACCGTGCCGAAATTACTGATTGCCGCGGTTCCGGTGATACGGACAACCGTATTTGCCGCCGCGCCGATGTCACAGGTCGTACCCGAGGCAACGTCAACCATCGCGCCAGTTGTGAGCCGCCCCGCGAATGCGTCAATGAGGTCTAGATCGGTGTTAAGTTCATTGCCCCAAATATCGGAGTCGCCGCCAACGGTCGGGGGTGTGAGGCCAAGATTATCGGTTGTCGTCATCTAGGTTCCTAATGGCAATCGCATTCGTCATGCGTCCATGGCGAGTCTGTGCAGTCTTCGTCTGTCCAGTGTGTTGTTCGCTCCATCTCAACATCCTGGCCGATGAGCGCATACATGCCGGGAAAGAGATTGGCCATTGTCGTGTCGAGCTTTGGCAGCGCGGGCTCGCCCGTGAAAACATAGGCGCCATAGGCTGCCGTTATCTTCCCGGCGATCCTGAATGAAGCAGCTTGTCCGGATAGGGCGTATGAACCCTGCGATGCGATGATCTTGCGGCCAGCTTTTAGACCGGCAGTCTGCCCCGTGAGCGCGTAAGAACCTTGCGCCGCGGTGAGCGAGATAAGCAGCCCGACATTCGCGGACTGGCCAGTGAGCGTATAAGTGCCGCGGGCGGCGACGAGCGTAAGCGTCCCCGGATCAGAGCCAGCAGCGAAGGCGCCTACCGGGAATGACCCGACCGGGCTAATCCCGGTCATTTAGTTCAATCCGTACAGATCAAACTGCGATCCCGAAACATAATTTCCCCCCGATATAACCAAATCAACCCGAGTAATCGCCGCTGTGCTTGCCCATGTGCAACTGGCGTTGAAGTTGTAAATATCCGCAATGGTCGAGTTGGCGACCAGCTCATAATGAGAGAGCGCACCCTTATAGAAGGTGGTCCCAACATAATTCGGGATTTTGATGATGAAATTGCATGGATAATTTGCGGCGTCACCCGCAGTGGAACACTGCGCAATCTTCATGGCGGTTTGGCCAGTCGCACGCTCGCCAGAGGCAGTCGTGTTATTGGAATAAGTCGCCTGCTCCGCGTAATTGGCGCCAGTGTCGCTGTTGAACGTCATGTTTATGGTATCGGCGCCAGTACCGGCTTTGTCTGATCTGGCTTGGCCGATAATCATCAGATGACGGCATGTTTGCGGAATGCTGCTGAACGTCACCGTTCCCGTGCCACTCGGAGATACTGTAGGAGCCAGTCGCTGCAACGACAGATCCTGCTGGCGCATCACGATTGCAACCGTCGCAGAGCCGGAAAGACTAAGCAGAGAACCCGTCGATGATTGAGTCAGAGATCGGCTAAAGGTGGTGCCCGACGCGGTATATACCCCGGTCCCAAGCTCCCACGCCGAGCCGTCTTCAATCAGGTAGGAATATGTCTGCCCATCTACTGCGGATGCCGCGGCGAACGTCTGATATGGGCTAACCGCAGAACCTAGCGTGACAGTCCCCGTTCCCGTTGTCGCCGTTGTCATCTTGGCGCGGTTCAACAGCAGGGACATCTATGCTCTCAATTCGGGTTTGATTTGCGGACGGCGGTCCACGGTGAATCCGTGCAGTCCTGCGCGTCCCACGATCTGCGCTTGCACAGCGTCGCGTCGAAGCCGGTCAGTGTGTAAAAGCCAGGGTCAGCTACCAGCGCGTAATCATCATTGAGATGAAAGTTCGCGGCTTGGCCGGTGAGCGTGTAGTAGCCGGTATCTGCGGTGATCGCCCCGGGATGAGTGCCAAACCCAGCGGGCTCGCCCGTCAGGGTGTAGAGACCGCGGGCGGCTCCGAAGCTTCGCCCAAACAGCGCAGGCTCTCCGGTAAGCGCATAAGAACCTTGACCGGCGATAAGCGTCTCATCTGGGCCAGGTAGTGCCCTGAAAACATATGACTTGGTACCAAGGCCGGCTGAGACACTTGAGGTAAGCGTCGGGTTGACCGCGGCTGCTGTGCCCTGGAACAAATCCGCCAGCATGACGCCGAAAGACACTCCCGCAATCAATGGCCGCTCTTCGCGGACCGTAAAGCCGGAGTCGATGGTAAATGTCGCGCCGTCTGCGACGGATGTTGCGATGGTAATGACCAAAGAATTATCAAAACTTGGCGTGACGCTTCCGGGCTGAACATTTATCGCGCCGTTCGCAGTGCCGCCCGCGCTATATGCTTCAAGGCCAGTATTCGCGTGCTTATAGGCGGCAATGACGAGGGCCTGGAACTGGTTTCCAGGGGCTGCGCCCATCGTGAAGGTATGGCCGCTGCCAACCACGGGGTTGATGCAGAACATGATGCCGACAGCGGCGGCGCCGCTGCCATCTGTTACCGAGGCAGCTCCTGGATCACCCCAGGTATTACCCTTGCTATCCGAGAAGTTTGTCTCGATGGCCGGGAAGGTCCCGGTGCTGCAAACCATCCCGGCTATAATCAGGTCTACGCCGGTTGTATCTATTGCGACCGTGGTCCCGCCGCCGTTTGCCGAGAGCGTAGTGCCGACAACAAACTTCATTAGGCGATTTGCAGAATGCCGTTCGTCGCATCCAGATCGACCGTGAAGGTATCGCCATTGGCTAGCGTAAGCGCCGAGCCGCGATCCCACCAGCCGATCAGACTGTCAGAGGCCGATGTGTCGTTGTAGAGAACGGCATACTGGAACGGCCCGACAGAACCGGAAGCCGTAATGCTCGGATCGCTGCCGGTCAGCTTATACGTGCCGGTGGTCTGCGCGGAGCCGGTAATCGTCACCGTCATGCCGCCGGCCGTGTAGCCATTGCCCGCGCCGATCTCGGTAATATCCGCCTTGACCGTGTTCGACTGGCTGGGGGCCGAGTTGGTCAGCATGATCTTGAGGGTGTCGGAGCCGAGGTTATGGACCTTCTCGGCCAGATCCTCGACAAAACAATAGAATTTGTTGAAGCTCGCCATTAGGGAACATCCGTGTTGATGTTGTAGCGCCCACTGGCGCCCCAACGTTGAAGAACGGGGATTTCCGTGCGCAGGGTGGATTTATCGCCGGGCATCGGATCGGCGTTGCAGATGTCTTCAATCGCGGCGGTGAACAGTTCTGCCCACATCGCCATGCGGCCATCGTCTTTGAGATAGGGCGCGGACTGAAGCAGTGCGCCGTACAAATAGGCGTCGGGGTAATCGGTCAGAATCCAGTTGGTCTCGTTGTCTGCCGAGATGGCCGGGAAGCGCTTCAGATACGTCAGTTCCGCCGTGTAATCCTGATCTGCGGGCGGATAGAGTTGGAACTGACAGCCTACAACCGTGTAATAGACGGGGGCCTGGCCGTTATACGGATCAGCCTGTTTCCATTGCTGGAGGTTGACCGGCTCCAGATATTCCAGAACCGTTTCTGGCGATGTTTGAAGCACAAAATCAATTGGCCCGTGGAAGTCGGGCGGCACTTCCACATATTCATCGCCGGAATTGATCGAGGCGTCCGTGCGCTGCATGATCCGGCGCGGGTAGGACTCACCCTTGCGATACGCAGCCACAAACCGGCGCGTCATCTGGCCTTCAGCCAGGGTGATGAAATCGGGAACGACGCTTACAATATCAGCGTCAGTCTCGCGGTTTAGCCACTTGATGAGCGTGGTTTGCAGCTCATCGTAGTTACTTAGCGCCAATTAGAATTTTCCTGCTCTTAGAGCTTGCCCGACATTGCCAATCCAGGCTTTTGGGCCGGTGTGTGAGAGTGTTTCATCGGGCAAGACGCGGATCTTGCCGCCCATCTCGCGCCACTTGCGGCAGAACTCGACATCCTCGCCGTAAAACTTGTCGCGAATGGCAGTCTCGAAATATGCTTTGTCCGTGCGGCCATGACCGTTCTTATAGGACTTGGCCGGCATGACCTCGAAGACCTTGCGGTTGATGCGTAGAAGGCCCGTGGGGACCATCTTGGCTTCAATCAGGCCCTCGTCATCAATGGTGTGAGAGCCTTTGACGAAATCGACCGGGTAACTCTCGTCATCGGTCTTCTTGGGGTAGATCGCAGCAACAACCGGCCGCGTGGCTTTCACAAGCTTCAGGCCCGTCTGCGGATCAAACCCAACATCGGTGTCAATGAACAGAAGGTCTGTTGCATCGGATTCCAGGAAGTCGCCCACCAGGACATTGCGGGCATAGTCAATGTAACAGTTGCCGTTCAGGCCGATCATCGTTACGCCGATGTCCGAGGCCTTCAGGGCGAGAATGAATTGGATGATGGAAAACGAACAGTCATATTCCAGTTTTGATATATAGGCTGGAACAGCAACAAAAATGTGCCTCGCCGCTAGGCAGCGGTCGAAAGCTTGCCCCTCTGGCATTCTTCCCTCAATTCAGATGGTAGTTTGATTACGTCCCAGCCCTCGGGGTCCGCGACAAGCGCGGAGAGCATCCCGCCGCTGCGGTCCTTGCAGTAATTCGGCGCCCCACTGATGAAGTGCGCCAGAAGCCTTGTCTGGATGAAATAGCCGATGTTGGTCAGGTAATCATTGCCGCCAATGCGGACCAGCATCTCGGACGGGTCTTTAGTGTCCTGATAAATGTGCGTCTGACCGTCGTAGCTGCCTTCGCAGCCGAAGATAGAAACTTCCTCGTATCCCATGTTGAGGGATAGCGGGATGGCCGCGCAAACACTTGTCGGCCCGTTGCCGTCACTGTCGAAGGTTGAGACGACGACACGCTTCAGGTCATCGAATAGCCATGGATCGCAATGATCCGCGAGGATCGCCCGCGTAATGCCCCGCAGGTACTCGCGCGGGTATGCCTTTGTCGGGCTGATCGTGAATAGCGTGGCATCTATGAAATTGCCGCGTAGCCAGCCGGCAGCGCCGTTAATGCCCCAAATCTCTCCATCCCATTTCTGGAGTTCGAGGAGATGGTCTTGGACAGATTTGCCACCACCGACAACCGCCAGTTTCCTAGCGGTTGCCTTTGGTGACGGGTAGTTCAGGCTTTGTGAGTATGCAGTGTTCAGCTCCAGGGTCTTATCCGGTACGCTGGGAAGACCCTGGAAGCTGGGTTGCCGCATTAGGCTGTGAACCCGCGAGTGCGGGCCTGGGCCACAAAGGTGTTCCACTTGGCGACCATCGATGCGACGACGCAAGTGGCGCCCAAGCAGGTGATGGTGAACTGAGCGCTGGGCGTACCGCACCAGAAGCTCAGCAACTCAGTGGAGGTTTTGGCGAGCATTGCGCCATCGGGCGAACCCTTACTCAATACATCGGCTGCCATTGTTTTGGTCTCCTGTTAGTTGTTCGCCAGGCGGCAGGCCAACTGCGGCCTGATCGCTTTGTAACCGTAAAGAACGTCAATACGGCACGGCAGGTTGTCGTTGTTGATGTCGTACTGACGCACGATGCGCAGCGAGATGCCGTCCTGAACCGAGCGGGCCGAGAAGTCCAAGCCCTTTGGCATTACAAGGTCGGCGGTCGCAAACGCGAACGCATCCTTGTGGTAGGCCATGCCGATCTGGTAGGCCGCCGAAGCAACACCAATCTTCTTGATAACCTGCGCCGTGGTCGGGGCCGCGGTGACGTTCTGGGTCGCCCCAGTAATCACAATGGCCGGCGAGATGCTCAACTGGGTGCCCGAAGACGACAGGTCGGCCGTCACCACGAACTGCTGGGCAACGCCAGTGTCGTTCTTGGTTTCCGGGTGGACACGGTTGCACCCAACCAGGGTGATGATGTCGCCCTGCTTCAGGGTCTTGGAAGAACCATTGGTGACCGTGAGGGTCGAGCCAGTCTGGTTCGAGCCGTTGACCGTGATGGTGGACGACGAAGCAGCAACTTCCGAGCCGGAGGTCAACGAGGGCCACAGGGTGTTCTCGTAGAACTCAAAGCCGGAGGTGCGGCCCATCTTGCCTTCGCGGTACTGCGCAGCGATCTCCGAGGAGTCCTGATACAGGCCCTTGAGGGCATCCACCAGGTCAACCTGCGCCTGGGTATTCAGATTGACGACACGCCCACTCTGCGGGGCCAAGTTGTCAGTCAGAATCTTGCGGGCATTGAGGATGTTGGTGAAGGTCTGGGCGGCACCGTTGCCATTCGTCTGGTTGTAGACATCCTTGAACATCGACATTGCGTCGGCTTCGATGTTCGCGGCCAGAACAGACATCGCCGGATCAAGAATGCGATCCGAGAAGTCATCCAGGCTCAGGGTCAGTTCCGCAGACGAGAAGTTAACGTCCACACCCTTCTGGGTCGCAACCTGGAGGGTAACGCTGGACTCGGTGGTGTCCTGAACGTCGATGGTCTTGCCGGTACGAACGGTGTACTGGTTGGGCAGGCGGATTTTCAGGCTGTCGCCGATTTTCGCGCCGGACTGGGCAAAGCTGTCGTCATACTGGCGATTGATGGTGCCGATGAAATTCAACTTCTGGTGCAGGATCATCAGCGCTTTGCGCGTGACCTGCGTCGGGGTTAAAACGCTATTGGACATTGGGGTTCCTTAGAGTGGGGTTATGCCCGCCTCTGTTGAGGAAGGCGTTTTGCAGCCACTCGCTCGGCCTCCCGTTTGACCCATTCCGCATCGCTTAGAGCGTCGCCGGATGCGTCGGTTGTCTTCCTCGCGGAAGATCCTGCATTGGCGCCTACTCGCGTCACGGGTTTGGCCTGCTGGGATTGCTCGAACTGCTGCTGTTTCTTTTGGGTCTTCTGCTGCTCGTCGTAGAGCATGGCCTTATGGAGAAAGACCGCGAACTTGGGGTTCTGGAGTGCTGCGTTGGCCATCTCTTCTTTCGAGAGACCGCCTTGCAGGCCGTACTGACCAATTTTGGTGTCTAGCTCCGCATTCCATCCTTCGATGAGCTTGGGAAGCTCGGCCTGCGCCTTTGCAATGCGTTCTCCGCGTTCGCGGGTCGATTGCTCGGTGTATTCCTGTTCCTTTTGAGACCAGGAGCGGGCGGCCGTGTCCCGCTGTTCTGCTAACGTCTGCTTACGATCCCTCAGGGTGTCGTAATAGGCGCGGTGTTGCTGATACTGTTCCGGGTTCTGCGCAAGCGCGACCCAATCAACATTGGCGTATCGGGCGAGGTCTTTATCGACATCGCCAATCTGGGTATTGAGCGCGAAGACCTTGGCGGCATCCTCGAAATGGGTGCGCTGGCTCTCGCGGGACTTAGTGACCGTCTCCCGCTCTGCCTCGATGGACTTGCGAAGCTCGGCAACTTCCTGTGTCTTGCGGGTGTAATCCGCCTGACGAAGCAGTGCGTCCTTGAGGGGCTTGGGAACGCGGTACTTTGCGCCCTCGTAATCGACTTCCTCATCCTCGGGCTCGGTCTGTTGACCTTCCTCGCCTTCGGTATTCTCGCCCTCGGTAACTTCGGTATTCTCTGCCGCTGCGGTCGGCTGGACGGCGTCATTCGGCAATACGGTATCGTTCGCGGGCTGTTCGCCCCCGTTCTCGATCATGGTGATTTCCTTGGTTTTGCGGTCCGGGCGTTAGTGCTCGGTTGTCGCGGCAATCTTTGACGGCTGCGTCATCTGATGGACGGCCTGCATGCGGTCGGTCTGGGCTTTAAAAGCCTCTATTTCCAGCTTGCGGGCCTCGTTGGCGCTATCCTGCTGCAAGGATTGGTTCTGCAATGTCAGGTCTTGAACCTGCTGCTGAAGCTTCTGCGCCTGCTCGCCAACCTTCTGCATGGTTTCCTGCACTCGCGGGTTCTGCATCGGGTCTTGGTTCTGGCCAGTAACCTGCGGTGGCAGCATGGCCTCGAACCGCTTGGCGATCTCATCGCCGTCCGGGATGTCCAGGTTGCGGACGATGATGTCGCTTACGAGCGGAGCCGCTGCCGGGAATGCCTGCACAATCTCGGTCAACCGCTGGGCGATTTCCTCGCGCTTGGTGGCGCTGGACGGGCCGACTTCCACGGTCAAGTCATACTTGCCGGCGGACAGGTCACAGACCTTGGTCATCGGCAGGCCCGTTGCCGGGTCTTGCTGCGGCTGGCCATCCGGGCCTTGTACCGGCATCTGCTGACCCAACTGCACATTCTGGGCCTTGTTGTCATGACCTAGCACGCGGATCATGCGTTCGCCGGTATAGACCTTCGGGATCAGGTCGATCATCACCCGGCCGCTGTGTTCAATGGCGCGGCTGAGATTGTCGATGAAATGGAAGTTGCTGGCGTTGCTTTCCTGCTGGCGGGCCAGGATGGCTTTGCCTGATGTCTCGTTACCCTGTGCGCCCAAGCTGGCATCGTAAATGCCAAGAATGGATTTCATGTCGTCTTGGGCGTTCAGGGCTTCTTGGATGGCGCCGATGGCCCTGCCGCTATCTAGTGGCTGGCGGGCCGGCGGGTCTGCCCCATCGTACTCAATGAACGCGTGGTTCTGACTGTTGACCGTCGCCCATTTGGATGCATCGGATTTGAATGTGCCCTTCTTGCCAATGAAGGGAACGCGAGGGGCTAGGGCCGTCAACTCGGTCGAAGCCGTGCGCCAATAGTTGAGCATCCGCTGCGCGTCTTTGGCGTCGCGGATCAGGCTGCGGAAATGCCGCTTGCCCTCGACGTTTACCTCATCGCCATAGACGGGGATGATCGGGATATACTTGCCGGCCCATTCGACTTCCTCCAGCACTTCGGCGCCGGTCAGAACCTTTTGGGTGACCTTGTAGGATTGGGTCTTGCGTGAGCCGAGGACGGTAACGCCCTGTGCGTCTAATAGCTCTTTCTGCTTGGCGTAAACATCTTCCGCAAGCACGCTGCCATCAGACAGCGCCATGATAGTCTTGGGGACCTTCTCACGCTTCCACCATTCCGCCACCATGACGGTCTTGTCGGCGTACCAGGGGGCTTGGCAACCCTTGTAATCATCTTCCCAGCTTACCTTATCGGCACCCTTGTATTTCTGCTCAAAGGCTTTCTCGCCCAATACCTCTGTGACGAAGCATTGGTTCCAGTCGCAGCTATCAGCCGCGGTGGAGAGCGGATCGCCATAGACCGAGAACGGATTGGCGATGCGCTCGATCAGAATGTCTTTGTCGAAGGTATCGTCATAGGCAAGATCAATGCTGATGCGCCAATAGCCAAAGCCCATGGAGACGGCAAAGTCAACGCCGGTATCGTAGGCAACGTCAGCTTTCGATGTCTGCTCGATATTGCGGATCAGGCCGTTGTAGATCTCGGCAATCTGCACATCGGCCTGGCTATCGACCGGATGGACTTTGATGCTGGGCCGGTTCTGCCTTGCCTCGTTAACAACCTGGCGGATGAATGACGGCTGGCGATTGATCGTCAAACATGGCCGGCCGTCCTTGATACGCTGCTGGCGTATCTTCTCGGGCCATTGTTCGCCAAGCTTGGCAAAGCGCAGGTCATCGAGGGCGGCTAAACGATTCTCGTTCTCGGCTTCCTCGCAATCCTGGAACGCCTGTTGGGCCTCGGCCAGAACGTCTTTATCGGCCATCAGCCCATCCAGCCCTGTTCGCCAAGATTGCGGTGTTCCACTTCACGTTTGGGGCCGTCCGGTTCTTCGTAGGCAACGCACATAAGCCCGAAGGCATCTGCGGCATGGCTGGACCAATCATGTTCAGGCCCTAAGCCAACGTTGCGGGTTTCGTCTTTCTTCTCGTGGTAGTAACCAAGGGCATCCCTGCCTGCCTCAGTCTTCTCGCTGTCGAAGCGAATACGCGGGAATAGCCTGCGCCCAGCTTCCACCCGCATCATGGCT